CTATTTATAGAGCTCTTTTCTTATATTTATAAGAGCACTTTCTGCATATAAAGGCTCAATTTTATCTGGCAATAGACTTAGTTGAAATGAGCTTTTTATAGTCTTAATCAGAATTTCACTGCGCTCTAATAATTCATCATAACTAAACTTCCCTGCTTTAATTGCTAATAATTCATCTCTATTATCACACCAAACCTTCACTTTCCCTTCTTGTGCAATTCCTAATGCAATATAGAGCAATCTAAACGTATGCATCATATTCTTACTATCGTAACTTCTACCATGCTCGATGTTTTGTTGGTAACGAGCATCATTACGTTGTTCAACCCACTGCCAATATTCATGATATTGTTTACGATATGCGCTATAACCTTCTTTATTAAAACTAAGATAACCTTCTAGTTTTGCTGTTTTAGAAATACTACTTAGCAATACATCATTAGCATTCTCTTTTTTTATTATTCCTTGATAAGGCTCTTTATCATCATAATAAATGGTATAAAGATCTTGAGCATGGGTAAGTTTTGTTAACCCAATATGCTCTTGTTTCCAATGTCGATTTTCTAGCCACGTATTGATTAATATTGTTTTCCCATTTTCAATGACATAACAAAAATCGAGGATCGTTTTTAATTTTTTTTCGACTGGATTTACTATTTTTTTGTTTAGTCCTTGAGCTTTCTTAATTTGCCCTTGTGCATAGTGCACAAATGTTTGAACACACGTTTTAGACAAAAACCATTCTGGTTTTATCAATGACATTAAAGGATGCCGATAAATAACCATCTGCTCGGGAGAATTAAGTAACTCTAAAATATTAGGATTGGATGCACACAATAGTTCTATAAACCTTCCAAGTTCATAATAGACTATATCATTGGTTTCATTACTGACTTGTGGTATGTACTCCAACCCATAAAAAAGATCTTTAGGGAGATAAAAGACACCTTTAATATCTGTATCCGATGTTTCTGTCGCAAGATTATGAGAACGACTTCCAGCAATACTTTCAAATAAAAGGTAAGGTTTTATATCTTCAATAGTCAGTTTCATCTAATTTTTTCCTAAACCAATTATTTAAAATCTCATTATCAGGTACGATTCTTTTAGCTAATTGGACATTTGTCTCCTGCCATAAAAAAAATACGAGATGTTGCATCGCCTCTGTTGGAAACCAAGTAAAATGTTCATTTTTATCTGATTTAAATTCTACTAATCCTTTGATCGCTTTTTGTTCTTCAACAGTTAAAACGTTTATCAGCTTATCCAACTCCATAGGCGGAATATCGCCCGTTTTCACTGTCCAATAAGCAGATAAAAGAGAACGTAGCATATAGAACCATTTTTTTAATTTTATGGGCTCTGCACTCATTTCATTTTGAGGGTTATTTTCCGGAGAATAACCACTCACAACTTTAGCAATTCCTCTGTAATGGTGAACAATCACTTTGGGTTGATAATAGCGTTTTGCAAGCTCAAATAACTCTTTTTGAACATTAGGATATTGTTGATAAATGATTGGCGATTGGAGCCATTCTAATAATATACAGTTCGATTTACGTAATAAATGCAGTGCTTTTGTAATATCCCAAGCCCCTACATCAAACCAACTATTTTCTATCCATTCGAAGGTTTCTTTTGGCTTATCTATAGAAAGATAAGCATTGCGAGGACGTATAAAAATACCTCGTACATCATAATCACTATCTGTTGAAGCAAACCCCCAGGCTCGGCTACCACTTTCAGCAACATAAAGTAATTTAACTTGATGCTCTTGCTCTATTTGCGGTAACTTTTTTAATATCTCATTATGCATGATGTCCTTATCTCCTTATTGTTACTTTTTCACTAATTTATATTTTAATGCTAATATTCTATGGTTATAACACAGACATAAGCTAATACAAACTTGACTAATTTTTATTTTATCCATGTGAAATTAGGGCGTTTATAATTTAAGATGATAACCTCACAACAAGCACAAGATATCGTTCTTAATCACTGCCATTCATCACCTTACGATGAGCTATTTACTGTTTATTTTTGTGAGTTATCTCCTAAGCAAGATTTTTGGATAATCCGTTGTAACTCTGAACGTTATGTTATTTATAATCAATTAGAGCATTGTTATGTTGGTATAAATGCCTATTTAGTGGATACCTCTACGGGGAAAATTGATATCGTTGGTAGTGGAGAGAGTGTCGAGGATTTTTTACAAGATAAATATGATTTACAACGTGCTAATGGATATTTTTATGTTCTTTCACCTTCTTTTACCAAAGAGAATAAACAAGCTTTAATCAACTTTAAACAATGGCTAGCATGTGGATATAGCGAAATCATTTTATTACTCTCTTCTGATAAGAATAAATGGTTTACAGGTAGTTACCGAACATTGCAACATATACAAATTCAATTAAAAGCGGTAGAAATTGATACCAAGATTACTTTAATGGAAAAAACCGATGATGCAGTGGTTGTTGAGAGTAATATATGGTTTGAGAAAGACATTAAAGAGAGTTTAAATAAATATATAAATAAAAAACAAGTACTTTAATCCCATTGAGAATATGAACATTCTCTTTTTAATTTAAAAACGTTATGTTTTTTTTACAACTTATAAACCGACATTTATTTTCATCGAAAAATCAACTTATTATTTTTATTTTTATTTTTATTTTTATTTTTATTTTTATTTTTATTGAGTTTATTATTTACAAAAACAACCCAATTACTAAGTAATAAATGTGAAAATATATAAAAAAGCCACCAGTAACTTACTGATGGCTCTTGGTTTTTTAACCTTTATCAACTATTGCTGATAAACGGTAGTTTATTCCCACTCAATTATATTCTAGTAATTTAACTCACTGATAAATATAAATTATATTTAAATTAGATATCAACAACACCGTCACCGATACCGTCATTATGAAATCTGTCTACTTTTTCATCGGTAAGAATTGAGGAGTTTTTCCTTTGCTTCCAGCTCTGAAATACAAAGGTTGAGTGTTCTGGTGTTTTCATCTGCACGCTGAGCTTCACGCCCATATCGTTCAAGTGTTTCTCGTAGTTGTCGAGAAAGTTCACTGGCTTTGGCTTTCTCAATTCGGCAGGTATTGGTGTTATCGGTACTTGCAACTTCTGTTTGCGTGGTACTGGTTGAGAGCTGCATCCTGTCAAAGTGATTAAGAACACGATCAAGCAAAGCATCTGTGCGTATCGTATCATGCTGTTGTGCGTCATGATATATCTCCAACCTATTCTGCTGTTCATTGTCTGCGTGTTTACGCAGTTCAATATTTGTGGCCACATCCTTTTCATCTAATTGATTACCTGCAATCTGTTTATTCATTGCTCGGTTATCAAAATAAATACCGCCAGCAACAAAGCCAGCGGTAAAGGAAACAGCCAAAGCAATTAGCGCTATGACGGTTTTATTCATTAACGAACCCCATTGTGTTCTAATGAAAAATGATTACCGTCAGGACGAGTTTTAAAACGCCCGCCCCAACTTCCGCCCAATGATTCCCAATACTCACCCAGTTCTTTATAGTCGCTGGTGGCTGTAAGGTATTTTCCGTTAGCATCAAATAGGTTGAAATCGACTGCTAAACGTTGAGTATGCAGACTGTTGCTAATACCCGATCCTTTCTTTGCATTTAATTTAGCTTGTTCTTCGGTACGGTAAGCCTCACCAAACGTCAGTTTATATCCCTTCTGCTGAGCAAAAGTGATCAGCTTTGCAACCATACCTGTAAACGTATTTTGTTTATCAACTAATGACATATTCACCCCTTTATAAACTTGATGACATTGCCCTTACTGACCATCAATGTTGTGCAGATCAGGATATTGGCAAAGATGTTGTAGATATCAGCGTGATAACTAGGATCGAAGTAAGCGCGAATAGGTACGCTTGAAGAGTAAGCAAGAATGAGGAAAGCTAACCATCCACCTTTTTTACAGTGTTGTCTGCCGTCACGTTTAAAATAGAACACACGTAGAAATATGACGGTACAGATGATGGCATTAACAATAGTGAGCAATGTTTCGCATTTCATTGTTGCCCTCCTTGTTTCGGTATATCAGCCCTTCCATATGCTTTTACGCTTAACTTAACCACAAGCAAAGCGGAAACAAAAGCACCCACGGCATCGATATGTTCGATTTCGTATTGCTCAGGTTTCACACCGAAAAGACCAGTAACAGAAATAAAGATAGTTGCTGCGGGACTAAAGAATACAAGACCACAAACGAAGCTTAGAAAGGCTAATACCGATCTACGTTTAAAGCTATATTCAGTAGCAGCAGTGGTAAAGAAGATGGCCCCCAACAGTGAACCCATAACAACTTCTGCTGGAAGCCCTGCGAAGTAACCAAGAAAAGCAGTTGTGCCTATCCCAGCTTTTGTGTAGACATCTTCTTGCATGAGTGTAGTACCAGTGATTAATGAATAATCATGATACTACACAATTAATAAAATAAACAAAAATGCATAAAAGACATAAAGATCATGTTTTATGTTTAACATATAAAAATCATGAATATATAATACTGACCTATTTTTACATTAGTGGTAAAATTTCATAAATACTAAACTCAACCTTAGATTACTATGCAAAAAAAGAAATTTAGAACAGATATCAATGGAATGAGAGCAATTGCTGTCCTACTTGTTATCTTGTTTCACTTTGATAATTCACTAGCTCCAGCTGGTTTCATTGGCGTTGATATATTCTTCGTTATATCAGGCTATTTAATGACCTCTATTATTTTGACTGGTATTGAAAATAGCAGTTTTTCAATTGTTAAATTCTATTCAGCACGATGTAAAAGAATAATTCCAGCATTAATGCTTTTAATATTTATATTAGTGCTTCTATCTTATTTTTTGATTGAACCAAATGATTATAAAAAAATAGGTATTCATGCTCGTGACTCATTATTATTCATATCAAATATTACATATTTCAATGAGTCTGGGTATTTTGATGTTGAATCGATGGAGAAATTCTTACTCCATACATGGTCATTATCTGTTGAGTGGCAATTTTATTTAATATATCCATTAATAATATTAGCAATCAGTAAGATAACGACATCAAGTAACACTAGAAAGTCTTTAGTGTTTCTTTTTTTTGTTTCACTAATATTGTCTTCAGTCATAACAAAAATAGATCCAAGCCAAGCATATTACATGATACACACAAGAGCATGGGAAATGATGGCTGGTGGATTAGCATTTGCATATCCTGCAACAAAGGTTTCAGAAAAGAATAAAAAAATATTATTCTTTTTGTGCCTAATTATAATTATATTTGCTTCATATTTTTTTGATAGCAATACACCTTGGCCTAGTTTTTATGCATCAATTCCTGTAGTAGCAACAGCTATAATATTAGCTATAAATTATGAAAAAAATTTCATATTAAGTAATCCTATTTTTCAAAAAATTGGTTTATGGTCTTATTCTATTTATCTATTCCATTGGCCTTTACTTGTCATAACTAAAAAATTAAACTTAGAACTAAGTTTGATAATATACTTAACAATCACTTTTATCTTAGCTATTTCTTCATATTATTTGATAGAGAAAAGAAGACTGAAAATAGTATTTATTATTCCATTCTATATTATTATTCTTATTGCTTGCCAATATATTGCTAAAGATGGAGTAACACAAAGGATCGATAAAAAAACACAAGAATATAGCAAGAATTATAATTTTTACTACAATCCTTGGATGCTATATCGAAAGCAACAAAACGAAGTAATGTCTTTTAATGATAATAAAAATGGTAAGGAATATATCCTTACTGGAGATAGCTTTGCATTCATGTATGTTAATGCTATGAAAGATTATGGTATTAAATTTAATGTGTATGCGAATGAATCTTGTAATACATCAATGATAAACGGAGCATACAAAGGTAGTGATAATTGCCTTAAGATGAAAGGGTTATTAGATGATAGGTTGTCTAATAACAAAAGCTCTGATGTTATTATTTCCCAAAGATGGGATCTGTATTTCAAAAATATGAATTCAGAGAAAATAGAAAATGAAATAAAGTTATTTATGGATGTTTTAGTATCTAAAAACCCCAACAATACATACTATATATTAGGTACTTATCATCAACCTAGTTACAATCCATACACTTGTTTATTAAACACTCAAACAATGAATGATAATTTTTTATCTAGACTACTTAATAAAAATCAATGCGATGAGAGAGAAATTAAGAGTAAAGATGAATTTAAAGCAAGTGAAAATATTGACAAGCTATTACTAAAAGCATCATTGAATTATAAAAACATACATTATATTTCAATGAGAGAGAGCCAGTGTAATGATAAAGATTGCATTATAATCGAAAATGGTAATCCTATTATTGTTAGACCTCACTTAACAAAATTCGGTGCAGAAAAATTCACAAAAATAATAATGAACAACATATTAAGTACATCAAAATAATTTACATACATATAAAACAAACTCTTTATTTATATAACATAGGTAAAGAGTTTAATTAAATAAAAGAGAACATTAATATGCTTTCACGTAATGGAACCAATAATATAAAAGCTATTGCTATAATCTTAGTTATGTTTGGTCATTTAGTAACAACAAAAAGAATTAGTGTTGATTTTGACTTAAGGATGTTTGCAACGTTTAGTGTTGGTGCTTTTCTTGTTCTTTCTGGATATGGATTAACTCTATCTTATATTAAGAATGGGCTAAGTGGATTTATAAAAAAAAGATTACTTACTGTGGTGTACCCTTTCATTGTTATAAATATAATTTTCTATTTCTATTTCTTTGGAAAAATAAATACTTTTGATTTGTTAAAAACAATATTATTTATAAATCCAAAATTAAATATAGACCCTACAATGTGGTATGTATATTTTATTTTAATTTGGTACGTAATTTTCTTTATTATTTTTTCTTTAAAAATTAATATTAAAATTAAAATAGCTTGTTTGTTTTTTACATCAGCATTGATCTATAACATACCAGTAAATAGTGACTTCAAGGCAATTACAACTCAATTTCCATTACATTCATTTAGTTTTTCTTTAGGAGCTTTTCTAGCTTTACTAAAATTTGATGATAAAAATAAAATTAATTTTATTTTGTTATTATCTATTGTTATGTTTTTATTTATGTATAAAAATATAATAACTCCCTATCTAGTGAAAAAACAATTCTTATGCTCGATTTTATTTTCATTATCATTATTTCTATTTTTTATTATTTTTGAAGTAAAAAGTAAAATACTTGCATTTATATCTTCTATTTCGTACGAATCATATTTGATTGAAGGTGTAACATATAAAATAAAGTTTCATAACAATGAGGTGGTGAATTTGTTTGTTTATTTTTTAGTGACATTCTTTCTAGCTTATATAATTTCAATACTAATAAAAAAATCAATAAAATCAATAAAATCAATAAAATCAATAAAATCAATAAATTAAATCACACACAGAAATCTATGTGTGATTTATAATTTATAGCATTGCTATATAATTTATCTTAATTTCAATATCGGACTCCTGACTAATTGGGAGTCCGTCTATAGTCTTAGCTGTAAGCCTGAATTCATTAGCTCTTTTTATATCACAGTATGCTTTTACTTCTTTACCATAAATCATATCTACTGTAGTTATTATGATGTAATATGGCATTAATACTATTGGTGTTTTTATAAACACCTGTTCAGAAGAACTTCCTTTTTTTAAAACTAAAGAAGCCACTCCTGAAAATGAATAATCATATTTATTATTTTCTGACTTTATAACAATCTCTGTTGCATTTTTATTTGGAATCAATCCTGTAATTATTACAGAATCAGCTTGCTTACCTTTTGACGACTCTATCCAAATGGGCCGTTGTCCAGCTTTCTTAATTTGTAGTCCCGTTAAGTTAACCCCCCACCACAAATCAAATGAATCACTCCGTATTTTAATTGCGTGTTCAGTATTTTCACATTCAATTATTGAATTACTAAAATTAATAGTCCCTCCAGATAAGACTTTTGAGTTTAGTTGTGATGATATTGAACCTAAATCAATAACTCCTCTATAATTTAAACTGGGTTTATTAATAGATTTAATATAGATATTAGAAAAACTGAAATCACAACCTGACATTTCTCTAAAACCAATCGTTGGCTCTGATATATTACGTCCATTAGGATCTCCAAGTGACTCAATTATAGAACCAGATTTAATTGAGTTATGATTCCCTCCAGCAGTAACCCCTTGTATTCTACCTTCATATGAGCAATATTCAGCATTACCATGCCAGTCTGCCGCCAACTTTGAGTCTTTGCTAGTAGACAGTATTTCACCAGAAATATCACAGAATCTATTTACAATACTACCATCTTCATGATTACCTGAAATTGATACTCCATGCCTCTCTCCTGAAAACCGCCCTTTAAATGAAATACTTTGGCAATTAGCTATTCCTAAACCACTGTCCAAACCTAATGTTGCTTCACCAAAAATAGCCTGAGAATTATTAATTCCATTACCATAACAATTTACGCATCTACGTAATATAAATGATTGTGATGCTTGCTTTGTTTTTATTGATAAGCCTGAAAAATCAGAGTCATGTAATTGAATACATAATAAACCAACTGATTCTGGAGAATATGTATGCTCACCATCTAATTGAGGAAATTCAATAATAAAATCACCAGATATTTTTTTCTTTTCCATTTTTGGTTTAATTAACTTAGTTCCTGCAGGATATGTATCAAATATTCCACCTGTCAGAATAATTCTAGAGGTGCCAACGTCAGCAATAGTAACAGCCTCACCTTGACGATAATAATATCGATGATTGGAATATGAGAAATCTCGTGGGTTCCATAAAAAAATCACATCTCCTATAAATAGATTTGATGTATCATTTATAGATAAGAATGTTTGCCCTTTTTTTATTTCTACAGATGCTGTATCTAATAAAATACGTTCACTATCACCAATAACAATAGCAGGTGTTGCAGTGTTCATTTTTATTTTCACAGTACCATCAGTCAAAAGCTCATCACATTGAATATTCAGAGTTTCATCTAACACATAACTACCGCTAACAAACACCTTTTTCTCTGCTGGGAATTCCGCCCATTCTTTTAATGTATCAAAATCATCGCTGTATGCTATTTTGTCTAAACGTTCACCAACAAGATGATTTCGCCACTTGATATTATTTGCACCATTTCCTTTTAATAAATCCAGTAACACATCAGAAGCCGATCCACTCTCAGGTAAAACTGTTATTGGTTGACCATTATCATCAAACGCTAAAATTTTATTGGCGCGTTGTTCAGTGTTTGGTAACGCATTAATAGGCTTATCCTTTACCCTTAATGTCTTACTATCAATATCCTTAATACTGTTATCAACATAGTCTTTATTTACTGCATCAGCACCCAACTTAGGCGATGCTAAATTAGCAATACGATTTCCTTTTGCATCATAGTAGTTAGATAGATAGGTAGGTTTGCGTAGACTTAAAGAGAAAGTACCCAGTGCCTTTTGAATTAACATTGTTAGATAATCAAAGGCATCTTCATGTACTTCTGCAAAGAATTTCCCCTGATTGCGTAAGTCAGTTTCTTGTACAACAGGTAAGTCACGCTCTAATAATATCTTCCAGCCTTTAGCTAAAGGTTTATTTAAAACCACCTTACCGCCATGAAAAGAACCGGCTCCCACAATAGTGTAATCAGTACCATTCTTTAATGTTGTTTCATTGCCTTCGCTGTCAGCAACCACAACAATCAAATGTTTGCTTTCAAATATACGGAAACGAAAATCAAAATCCGTTGTTACGCCATTACCTACATACTCTTCATAGCTTAGTTCAGTAGATACCGTCATTGCTCATCTCCTCTGGTGTTAATGAGGACATGATACGTTCAACTATAAAATATATCCATATTTGGAATAATGGTTATCATTATTTGAATTAAATTAATCATTTGGGTGAACAATTCAATTGATTTGCGTTATTATAGTTTGTGTTACCATTTTCATTGTTGAGGATTTTTTTCATGGAAAAAAAATATAACTACCCTGCTCCAAATAATTCAGATGCTATTCACTGCAATAATGAAATAAAAAAATTACTGGCAGGTTCAGGACTATCAACACAGAGTGAATGTTCAAATTCAAGTATTGAAAAATTATTACGGCAAATGATGAATGATGGCCATGAAGTATCAGCACCATTAATTGAATTTATAGCAATGAGAAATTATATTGTTAAGACAATGAGAGGCAATGAAAATATCATTCCATTAATTGAATGTGTTTTAGCTGAACTTAAAAAGTGAAAGATTAAAGCACCGCTCAAGCGGTGCTATTTGTTACTTCATCTGCTCCTCAACTTGATTCAATAATGGTGACAAATAAAACAAGTTTTGGAAAGGTAATAGTTTGAGTAAAAATGGGTTAACATTGTGGTGTAAAAACTACATGGGTCAATCTAAATGAAAACAAAAAAATTTTTAATTTACTCACTTGTATTTGCATTAGGCGCAATTAGCTACCCACTTGTAAACATGGACTGGGAACAGATAAACAAGGATGAAAGCATCTTTCTAACTGATTCAAATGCTAATTTCTTTAAAGAATATGTAATACCACTTCCAGAAGATGAAAAACCGAATAACAATTACGATGTTTTCATCGCTTATAGTGATGATTCTAAAATAGAATTAAGTATTAAACTAAAAATGTTTACCCATGATGAAACAACTAATTTTTTAAAGTTTATCGCTAACAAACCTTCCTTAATGAAGGATTCATTACGTGAAATGTATTGTAAAAAACTAAATGGTGAACCTCTATTTCCAGACTCAACACTGTATCCATTCATAACCGCAAGAGAGAAAAATAAAAATATAATACTTAATTATTATGATAAATCAGGTGAAACGCTTATTTTTGGATTTGGTATATCCCCATTAAATTGTATATAAAAGCCGATACATATCGGCTTTCTAATAAATTTATTTCAGATTTTCTTCAACTTTATTAAGTATCGGAGCAAAGTAAGGCAGATTCTGCCCTGGTATTATTTGTCTTGCTGCTCTGATCGGACCATCATCAAAGTTACCACTTAGAATGCCACTCGATATCTCACGTAAGTTTTCTAATGTACCAAATGTTGGACCTGCAGTGGCACCAACAAGACCACGACTAGCGTAGCGTGATTGCGTACCGGTGCCTAGCGCTGGACCTAACCCTATTGTTCCTTCACTGGCTTTCTCTAATATGTTATTAAATTCCATTAATGGACCTAATATACCTGAGCGATCAACACCCTCAATAATAAGTTTCTCAGGTGACCAATCGACATCCCTGCCAGCTAATGTATTTTTAATCGCATAAGTTAATGAACCCAGCATAATTTGCAGAGCCATTCCGTAATAAAAATGAGCATCTCCAGCCTGTATTCCGCTTATTGTTGCACGATTAAATGAGCCAAAAATAAACGATTTAAATTGGAATATATGTTTTCCAAACAGACCACTAGACCATAATGGAGTATCACCAATACCAGGAGTTATAACTGTATTATTAACGTCTTTCATGACGGCAGATTCAAAAGCACCACGAACAACAGGATCATCCCATTTACTGCTATTACCTATACGCAGTCCATCAACTGTTTCACCATGTTTAGCAAATTGTTGTTGAATACGGCCCAGCATGCTTTCATCAATACCTAGCTTGGCTAGCCTAGCATTAGAAGCCTGAGACCCTAGAATAATATCCGCAGTATTTATACCATTTATTGTCTTATGGAAAGAGTTCCATTGATTCATTAGAGTCAAATTTCCAAATTTACCAGTCATATAATCTAAACCAGACTCTAAAGCACTACGTTGAGCATATCCATCTGTCAAATCGGCTATTGCTCGACTACGGTCTGATAAGTATACATCTAGACCAACGCCCATTTTTCTTAGTTCTTCCTTACCAGCTTTCCACACATCACTACGAGATAACCATTTACCATAAACGTTAAATGTTTTACTAAAGCCATTGACCATAACGGCACGAGCAACATCAGGGATTGCTGAAACAGTCATTCCACCAAGCATAGTTAAGAAATTGAGATTACGCAGAACATTACCAGCTCGAATAAATGCATTTGAAGGGTTATCAGGACGTTTATAGACACCTAAAGCCCTATCTCTCATCGCCATGATGTCTTCTACATCACGTAGCTTCAACTTACTTAAGCGTCTAATTTCACCTGATTTTTCTAGCGCTTGAATAGCTTCTTTTTGTGCTGCATCAAGCTCTTGATTAATAAATTTAAAATACTCCTTTTCTGACATGTTATTTTTCTTATCAGCATATTTAGTTTCAAGTTCTTTTCTTAGTACCGAAGGATTACCTTTCATGAGTTCGTCATATTCATCCTCGATGCTGCGTATTGTTCGCTCCATCGAAGATTCACCAAAAGCACGCGTTAACTCAACATTAGGAGCAGCATCTCGTATATGATGTTGCAAAACATAGCGGACATCATTCTCCAAAAATTCTTCAATTAATTCATCAGGTATCGCTAAAGTTCGAGATTTAGTTGAGCCAGGTAGCTTAACTGAAAAAGCATTGGCATAGTCTTGTGGTCTCATGGCTCCAGTAATTTTGTTAATTACTTCATCAGCAGCAACTTCTAAGTCTTCCAAAACTACCTTTTCGCTTCTTGACCAGTAGTCCGTTAATATTTTTTTAAATTCGCTTCGTCTAGAAAGTATTTCACCTACACGATACAAGCGAGGGAAGTAGCTCATGCCACCTATAAGCTTTAAATCACTTGGTAAAAGACCCACAGCTTGTAATTCAGCCCTCACATTATCTAAAGCAGGTCGCAGTGCACGAGCTGTTTCCTGAACAACAGGGTTTGCACTTGTATCATTTCTACGCATTGCTTTTGTCACTTCAACAGCAAAATTAAAACGTCTGCCTGTTCCACCAGCAGCACGATATTTAGCATAGCCACTATTAGTAGTTATAATGACTGCAGCTTCATTACGTGACCACATTCTAATTTTAGTTTCAACAGCTGCAGGTGTCGCAATTCCTTCAAGATTCTTTGCTGTTGTGAAATTATTTTCAGCTAATAACTGTGCTGTTCTACGAGAGGTAACGGCTGGTGAATCCATTAAACGCCCGATCGGTGTCATTTTCATGACAGAATTAGCCCAATTCGGTCCTTTCATTGCTTCTTGAGCTAATGTTGTTTCTGCTACCCTTTGAGCGCCAACACTACCACCAGAGAGCGATTGAGCCAATGAGTTACCAATTTCATTAGTAGCTCTCTTTTTTACCTCTGCGCTTATCAAGTGGCCAGCACTACCAACCATACCGCCCAAAATAGCACCTGCAGTTGTATGTATTACGCTTTCTTCAAATGTTCTAGTGTATTGTTGCTGATGTAATATAAACTCACTAGCTGCAGTGCTTAGACCAACCGTTGCTGCGGTAGTAGATGCTTTTGCAATAAGCCCTCCTTGCGCACCTGGAATCAACAGGCTTCCTAGTGTTATAGGATCCAATAACCCCGCAGTGAAAGAAGCTAGAGTACCTTGCCAACCTGATTCAGCTAAATGCTGTCTATCCTGATTTTCATTATCTATTTGTTGCTTTATCCATGCGGTTTCTTGAGGAGAACGTGAGTCTGCGAATTTTGTAGCCCACATTCTGTAACCATCTAACTCATTAGGATCATTGTAAGGGTTATAATCATCCTCTCTTTCAAAATCAGGCGCAGGATTAAATAACCCTGAAAGTATATTATACTGCCTAAATGCAGCGCCCATCACTGATGGGCCTTCTTCTTGAGGTTTTGGGTTAATTCCAACTTCATGTTCTGAAATAAAGCCAGCATTAGTTGGGGCTCTAAAGCTACTTTCATAATTATCAGGTGTTGGATAAATTGGCATTATTTGTTACCTCCCCAAGAAAAATAACTACTTAATTGCTCTTTTTGCCTTTCAATACGTTGCTCGTGAGCTTGTTCATACTGCTTATCAAACTCATCATGACGATCATAGAATGCTCTCCTTGCTTGACCTTTAGCATCTTGCTTAATTTCATATTCAGCGGCTTCTGCAAGTAAATCTTGATATGGCTTATAACTCTCTAATTCAGGCTTATATCTTATTTTAGAACCTGATTCATCATAATAAGGCTGTAAAGTTGGTATTCCGTTTTTATCTTCTTTAGAAATAAAGATGGCATAATCACCATTTCTAGGTGTGTTATGATCGACAACTAAAATAATTTCACCATCAACTATGGGTTTAGGTTTATTCTCTGAAGTATCAATTCCTCCTGTTGTGTTATTTACTCTGAATCCTATATCTTGATTATTTTTACGTTCTTCACCATATTTTAATTTCCATTTCTCTTCTTCCCATTGTTTCGCTTGCCATCCATCAGGCCCACCTTTATGCAATGCTTCTGGAGCATATTTCATTAATTCTGCTTTGCCGTTTATTTCGGTGATCGACCATCTGTTTGAAATTTGTTGATGAGTGATTTTTTTTGCTGTATCTGCATTACCGCCTGATTTATCAAAATTGGCATCATAAAGCAGTTTATAATCACGAAGAAATGCCTTAGCCTCAGGAGTTTCATCGCTTGCAGATGGATCAATTCTAAAAATTTCTTTACGTTCATTTATAAAACTTTCCGCCGCATTTAATACTTCTTTCTTATATCCATTTGATTTTTTTTCATCCGCCAATTGAATTTTTACGGCATCGGTTTGATTATAAACTTGATCAAAAGCTATTTTGATAGATTCATCATCACTAGCCCCAGCATCCTTAAATTGTTTAACATTTAAATAAAATGCCTGCTTTTCTTTTGACATACCTGTTATTGCTGTTGGGTTTGTTTCATATAATCGACTAACAAAGTCAGCGGCAGGCAACACTGTTTTTGCATCTTGGGTAACAGCGGCAGCGTTAAGATGGGATAATAATTGCGTAGGAATAATCCCTGTATTTCCAACTAGCTTAAGAACACCTGTTACCTGTTCTTCATTGCTTAAATTAAGGTTAGCAAAATGAGATGCATAATAACTATCGGTGGCTGCTTTATTACTTTTGCTACTTGGATCAAGTGGAATGCCATAATTAATTGCATTTGAAACCATTTGAGCACCTTGATTAGCTTCCCATGCTTTATCAAACTCATTGAACTTAATACGCATCTTTTCATATCTCTGCTGTTGAGCAGCAAAGTTAGGAGCGTTAGGGTCTTTAGGTCTATTCTGTTCTAAAATATCAGAGCGGCTATCAGGGCTAACCTCTCTTGCTGCAGCAATTATGCTTCCATATTTCAATTGTTCTTGCACTTCCGCATAGGCTTTAAGACCTTTATATTCCCCATACGCTCTGGTATAAGCAGCTTCACTAGGAACATTTGTAGGCTGCAACCCTTCATCTGTAGCAGCATAAATATTTTTATTAATTGAAGATATTTCATCAGAATACTGCTTTCTTCTTTCACTTTGCGCAGCTTCACCTTGTTTTCTGATTTGGTATTGCTGCATAGGTGTTAGTAGATTCCACCATGGGCTATTAGTATTAGTAATTTGCCTACTTTGCGTTTGGTATTGTGACGCCTCTGGTTGTGGTAACCTAGTAAACCCTAGTGCAGCTTGAAGACCTGTGTTTACTTGATCGTCTGTAACACTATGCTTTCCTTCCATTTGCATAATAGCTGTTGTGATATTCTTCAACGTTTCGATATTGCTAACATCAATCGGTATATTCGGATCAACACCTAATTTATCTGAGACGAAAGCAATATATTTATCTGTTTTATTGCCATCTTTTTCTGGCGCATAACGGCTAATTATCTGGTTTATCGTAACAATACCGTTATTGCGATAAGTAAGTAGATTTTTACCTAAAGCACGTACACCATGCTCTGGTGTGGCAAAACGAACAAATTCACCATCATCTCCTATTTGCCCTTCCCATTTGTTATCAGAAACTCTGATATTACCCGGATTATTATTTCTTCCATTTCTATCATCAGGATCAGAAGAACTATTTGATGTATTACTTGGAACACGAATAACACCACCAATATCTGATGGTTCACCTATTACATTAAATGTTCCCATAGCATCAGTTGCCATTGCATTCTGTGCAGCAGTCCAAGCAACTTGATTGTTAAAATTATCTACTTTTGCTGAAATTTCTTCCTCGCTAATACCACGAGCACGATTGAATTCAACAATACTATGTTGCCCCAATGTCATAAAACTAATAAAAGCTTGAGGATTATTGAAACTATCAGAAGCATTTTTTGCATAGCCAGTGACAATCCCATCATTCCGACTAGCTTCAAATGATTGAACTTCTTTTAATTCATAAGATTTAGTCTGATTAGCATACTGTCTTTTAATCACATTAAATTGTTTAAGAAAATCTTCTTGTGAACCTTCAGGCAATTGTGACATTAACTCTTGCCCTTTTGATTCTATATTGAAAATTATTTCATCAGATTGACCAACTGCATTTTTACCTTGCTTCGTGTATAAACCCGTTTGAGGATTATTAAACAGATCATCTGCATGGTCTTGGAGTTGCAATAGTGCATCTTGCGCTAGTGCAACATTGGCTCTTTGTTTTACTTCTGCAAATAAACCAACATATTGCTCACCAACACGACCAAAGCCAGCGCCAAAAGTATCAGGTGATGATTGAACAGAAAACCCATTATTTGGTAACTGCTCAGGCATAACCGTTCTATTATCGTATGTAGGTACCTTTGGCATGATTAAAATCCTTTTGGTGCTTTAGCAAATGTCTTACCCGCTTTCGCAGCACCTGAGCCACCACCACCGAATGGACTCCATGTACCACCAGCCAACTGATACGCGCCATAAGCTTGAATAGGTGCTGTTAATAACGTTGTCATTGCACCCATATTGCCTGAGCGTCTTGCCATTTTTGCATTAAGGCGATCATTCTCAGCTTGCATACGATAGCCATACGCTTCACGTGAAGCGTTATTAACCATAGTTAACGCATCGAGCTCACCCATTGCGGCAGTATCACCCAAAATATCTAAAGCACCTGCAGTACTTAAATCAATGCCACTGGCTGACATTGTTGCCGCCTGTGTACCCGCTAATTGGCGAGTGCGTCTACGCTGTTCTTGAGCCTGAGCGTTGCCTTTATTGATCGCATCAAGTGCGGCATCTTCATTAATTTTGGCGTTTTGATTGGCCACTGATGCTTGAAATTTACCATCGGTATATTGTCCGTATGCTTGCAATGCAGAAGTACCAATTACTGCTGCCGCTAATGTTGTTGGTTCACACATTATTTAGCCCTCAATGTAAAACGATGGAAAGGTAACTGAAGTAAACCTGCTGGCTTTGCTTCTTCAATCTGAAACCCCAACCAATGGAGCCAAGCCTTAGCAATATGATTACGTTCATCGACATAATTCATCAGTGTTGGGTATTGCCCTAACATCTGTTTTAAAATGGGTTTACAGCGCCGTAGAAAGGCTTTCTGGTGTTGCTCTAATAAGTCAGTTCCCACCAACCAAGGAACACCTAAACCAGTAAGTAATGAGCCAGAAGCAACACCAAAAATAGTCACCACCTCATCATTAATAATGCCGGCATAAGATTTAGTAGAAACAGATAAGCCATGCCGTAATACCTGTTCAGGTGTTTGCATTGACATAGCGTAGAACTCATCAACATCAGCTTGTCTTACATATGGCAATAAACGAACAATATGTTCATGAGTGGCAGAAATAATTTGTACATGATGTTTTTTCATATTAGAAACCACCAGCATCAATACGCGGAATAACAGAGAGCACCGCTAACGGTAACGGGTCAACCTGTCTAATAAAGACACGTCCGTTTTTGCTCCAATCTGCATCTAAATTAATTTCAACAATACCTGTGGCATCATCAACAGGATTGTCGTAAAACTCGAATTGACGCTGAGGATACTCATATAACCGTTCTTTTTCAGTACCAGCCCAAATACCCCGACTACTATTTACAATTAAGCTGGCAACCTTAATGAGTTTCTTCTTATCAAGTAATGTTTCTTGCCCATTGATATGGATATCAAGCGTTTCTAATTCGCTGGTAATAGGTAATCCGATATGTACTACGGCTGATGGTGTATCAATTTCCACTGCGCCATTGGTGACAATAGCCTGTGGTGAAACATTAGCGTCAGAAAGAATATTAACTGTCTTACCTTCAAGATGATTTAAGCCAGCAAAGCGATAGCGGGAAATACTCCATTCAGTAGTGGGCGTATTTTGTAATGCTGGTGGAATATTGCGATTAGCAGAAATAACCACTTGATTTGCAGATATATATTGAACAATCTTACAGCGAAGCTCTTTGTGCTCATTATCTTCAAAATAAGGAATATTGACGGCACTACCAATATCAGAAGCACTAAAGACCGGATTGCCTGAAATCACTAATTGATAGTTTTCTTGATAGTTCCACTCACCCGCTCCACCAGTGATAGTTGCTGTTTGTGATATATCAGTATTTCTACCGTCATAACTTAAGCCAGAATCCACAAAGAAAGCATCTTCTGTGTGAGTAAATAAACGGCTAGCCAATCGCTCTACATACCGAACCTGTTTACCGTTTACTGTACGCTGAACAATAAAATAAGCAGAGTCTTCATTGCCTTCACTGATCGAACACGTTGACTCAAACTTACCCTCTGTCGATTGTGGCGCCCATGCAAAAACTTGCTGTTCTCTTAAATAGGTTAAAGCTAACATTAACCCATCGTCACGTATGCACCATGCAATAGAGTACGGAACCGTAGTAAATGACCAATCAACAATGCGGTGACGTTGAAATAGGTGATTTGCCAACATAGTTAAGTCAGTGCCTTGATACCCATCAACATCAAAGGAATACGATAAATCACGCACAGCACTACCTTTCTCTTGTATATAAAGCGCAATGTTCGCAACAGAGATTGGCGGTAAATCACTTGAACCGTTAGCACCTTGTGATGACATTGAAAAACTGGAAGGTGTAAGTACTTTGTTCTGATCGCCTGTGATTTGATATTCACCGCCAGAAGTTAAGGCAACCAGTGAACCAACATCAATCAAATGGCGAATTTCATTAACTTGACGACCTGCATACGTATAAATAATGCGATCATCATCTTGAATAGGATTGTTGCGCCCAAAGTCTTTATAGTCACCACTACGACTTGCCCATATCGTTTGTGGATAGGCACGAGAGCCGGAGAAGAATAAACGTTGTTGATAATAAACAACGGTGCTTGGATAACCATCAACATCATTCCACACTGCACGCGCCCATTTATGACTGGCGTTGTCTTCACCAACAGCATTGGATGGAATATAAGAGATCACCTTTCCTGTGGCTGTTTTGCCATCTTCACTAACAGTTTCAATTTTTACGATACCAAAACCACTATGCAGATATTCCCACTGAATACCTGTATCACCCCCCCAACCATCCCAGCTCATTCCTTCCGTGTGTGACGGTCTTAGTGTTCCTGTTTTACCGCCACTATTGGCACGATAGTAGTTACTGTCAGCACGACGTTGATCATTGAGGTTGGTTGTTTTATCTGTTTCCCATACAGGAACCGCATCAATATCACGTTGCTCTAAATAGAACTGTTTACCTATTTGCTCACTACCAAAAATATCATGCGTAGAGGTTAACGTAATTTGCCCCGTGCTTGCACTGGCATAAACTTTCATTGCCTTATCGGTATTTATATCTTCAAAAGGGCCGTTCTTGGTTTCAACGGAGACTAGCTTCCAATCATCATGATCGTAACGCTGTAACTCCATTGGTGGGTAATCAGTATGAACAATCGTCATAACATCGGCTGATTGCGTATACTTCAAATCAAACAAATCAGCTTCTTTATAAGGTGTAGATAATTCAAACACTTCGCCTTTATGTTCACCATCAGCATAGAGAACCTGCCCACCATCTTTAAATACGCGAATATAACGATCACCAAACTCTAACGCATAGGTTTGTACGGTGCTGAATTGGAAAGGAATAAGGCGAGACTTCTTATTTTGATACTTTGTTTCAGCAATAAATCGTGTGCCTGGTCTATTCTCAACGCCACCATATTGACGAACAATAAAGTTATGGCACTTGCGCAGCGCAGTTGAATACTTTGCAAGATCAACACGCCCATATAGGCTTGGTGCAATTTCACCGCCTGAAAAACTAGGTTGAATAAGACTAAATGGCATTATGACAACCTCGCTTGTGTAAACTCATCCATATAATCAGTTGGCTCTGCTGACTCACTTAATGAATGTGCGGCCGCACTTTTAATAACACCTTGATAAATTTGTAATGCCTCACCACCAATACCCGCATTTGATGCCAATGGACGAGCCAATTCAGCCGCTAAACGCCATGCCAGTGCATCTTTAAATAACGCATCAAACATATTGACGTCAGTAATACGTGCAACATATTCAAGCCATGCACTTGGATGATCAGTAAAAATTAATCGACCAGTACCATTTTCATCTGAACCAACATGAAAGTGGATTGCTGTATCTGGTCTACGGTACTTTTGATAAGGTTCGACAATACCAATGGCTTTTAAGCAATCATTAGGATAGCGATAGGCATACGCCCAATTAGGCGGGGGATTATTTGTATTGGCTAATGCCACCTTTTTAGTCGCAAAGTTCCAAGGAAAATCGGCCAGCACACTATCACGGCATTGCGCATAATGAAGATTGCATTGAACGGCTTCTTTGCTGGCTTCAGTCATGCTATTAATTGAACGACTATTACCAATACGACTTAATGCAATATTGCAAATCTCAATTTCAGAGGCCATTACTCACCCCCATCAAAAAGAACATCTGCCGTTGATTTTGTGTCGCCTGCACCTAAAGCCAGATCAGTTATTTGTAACTCTACATATACTGACTTCTTACCTTCACGTTCATTAATAGATTTAGACAGTATTTTGGCAACAGCAGACAGCTCAATACTTTCACCAACATCAGGAATAGAAACCCCTAATTTTTCTATTGTGTCGTTTTCAAGTGAAATACGTAGCCCGTATGGATATTCTTCACGAGTTTCTTTTTCACCTTTGGCATTTTCATAAGTTTCTGTGCTGGTTTTTAGATTGATTAGTTTCATTGGATATCTCTCGGCTCAAGTAGAAAATAAAAAAGGGGCTTTCGCCCCCTTTATCATCGGGGGTTAAACCCCAAGTTCTTTCCGCTTTTCATCTATTGCGGTGCGCATTTTATCTGCGCCCATATTGTGATGAGGTGCTTTACCAAATAGCTGAGTATATTGCTCACGAAGCGCATCAAGGCTTGAGTCAATCGCCACACCTGAACCGCTTACAGCAATATTACTTATGCCTTCATCAGTATTATCACCAGCCCCATCAGCCACGCTATGAGTATTAAGTCGAGCATCAGCGCCACCAATTAACGCTAAGTTATCGCCAGCTATACCGTCGTACTCAACCTCTTCACCGATTTCAAGTAGACGCCCAGCGATAAATGATTTTTTTAAAACCTTATATCGTGACATGTCACACCTTATTGAGTTACAGCATCGTAAATAGGATGAGCATCAACAGTTATGTTAATACCCGCAGTGAACTTACCCGCCGTTAATGGCCCTTCTACAACAACATATTGCAGGCGCAGATACTTCAGAACGCCTTGAGGTACTTTCGCCACAATACGTTTACCTGCATTTAAATCAGCAATTGGCATTGCCACAGATTCAAAGATAGATTTAGCATCAGAGAATTTATCATCTGTCGCGGTTTCTAACTTAATTTGAACAGTCGCTTCACCTGCTGCTTTAGCCTGTTCAGTCACTTGTGCAAACAGCTCTAATGGCTCACCAATACCGATATCACGAAATGCGCCATGCACTGGCGTTAAGTCGATAACTTGCTTACTTACAGCAGATGCAGTAACCGCCTGATCCAGTGAAAAAAGCGTTTCTTTATCTAAAATCATTTTGACTATCTCCAAATAAATGAAAGTTAGCGGAGCCGTTAAACGACACCGCAATAACTTATTTCACCTGATCTTCAGTCGTTAGAATGGCATCAACACGGCGAACAGGAATTTCATCGAATGAAACAACTTTCTTACCGGCAACTTCTGCCATAGAAATATTGACGTTTTTGCTGTTTTTAATTTGACGACGCATCCAGCTACGGATTTGCTGGTTACAATAAAAAACAGGACGCCCCATAGAGAGGTTAGGGATCTTCTCAATTGCTTGAATAAACAAGTCTGGCAAATCGAGTGTGTCCGCTTTTTCTGGATCTTTACCAATTTTGGATAAATCAATATTGGCGATACGGACAACATAACGCCAGTCACGAACTGAGATACCATTTTTCCATTGGAAGTGAGTACGAAAGCCTTGGTATTTACCTTTGTTCTCATCTTCTAAAGTAACTTCACCTAAATGGTTTTGCTCTAAACCTGCTTTAGAACCTTTAGGGAAAATACCGTGGACAGTGTTTTCACCCCATACCACTAACCACACAGAAGTTAAGTTACTGCCAGTACCACCAGCATCAATGATGTTGACTGCATTCTTTGCTTTCATATCGTTAAAGCGTGCAGCTAAACCCGTAAAGCGCTGAGGATGAACCGTAGCATCACCATAAATAACTGTTTCAGCCATTTGCTGGTTCATTGACTCTAAGAATGCAATTGATTCAGACAATAGAAATTCATTCTTTTGCCCGTTCAAGTTAGCTAGGTCTTTATCAACCTCAGAATAGGTTTCAAGCATACCAATCGCATCAGTAACCTGTGCTGTGGTTGATTTGCTTGGTGGTACACCATAGTTAAGCAAGCGCCATGTTGCAGATGGTAAACCGGTACGAACGGTTGTACGGTGACCCGTTGGTAAGTTACCTTCAACGAAAACCATATCATCAAGAATTTCATTAGACTGATTCAGCAATTCGACGATCTTCGCTTGCTTGCTGTCAGGGCCTTGTCGTTTAGCCCAATCAACGAGAGTTAAAGCAGGCATGTTATTTCCTCTTTGTTATCCAAATAAAACATCAGCAGCACTTTTACTGCCGTTACTGTTGCCAGTGACAAGACCGTCCTCTGACATTGCTTTGCCAACACCGGCAAAGATACGAATAAGCTCAGGATGGTTACCTAGTCCTGACTCTTCTAAATACTGTTTCAGTTCAGGTGAACCGAACTTATCCATTGCTTTTTGTGCCGCACCGATAGATTCATCGGAACCAAGCTCTTTATCTGCTTTAACAGTTTCAGCCCATTGCTCTGTCTGTTTTTGCCAACCTTCAGCAAGTTGCTTATTAATCGCTGGCATGATTTTAGAGCCATAAACATCAACCAGTTTTTGCGCTTGTTCGTTGTTTAAATTCAGCTCACGAGCAATCGGCTCAAAGACTTCTAATGCACCCTTATCAAGTTCTTGCCCTTCTTCTGGTGCTTTAAATTCATACTTTTCGGGTGCGCCTACATCTGGTTCATTGGCATCATTTTTCTTATCAGCCGGCTTCCCCTGTTCTCCACCATTCTCTTTTTCAGTGCTTTTCTTAGGATCATCACCGTTTGCTGGTGGCTCATTTTTATCTGTTGCTGATGTTTCCTGAGTAGGTTCCGTTGCTGCACCGCCACCGCCTTCACCTCCCTCGCCGTGTTGCTCGTTATACAAGCGACGCATGATTAATTTCTGCCATAAGTTCATGACTGTTTCTCCCATTCTTTAAATCTTGGTTAAACGCTTGGTGTAGCTGCTTCATTTGCCATTTGCGCATAAAGCTCAGGGCAAACTTCGTGTAATTGATTGAAAACTTTTAACCCATAGTTACGCTCGCCCTCTCTAAATGCCATTGCATAGGGATCGTTAGAAAAAGAGCTACGAAATACGCCAGAGTCAGAAATCAAACGCCAAATAACAGCACGCCCAGCTTCTGTGGACATAACCTCTTTTAGCTGTTGTTCTTCTTTCTCTTGTCTATTTTTTTGTTGAATATCGTATTCAGTGCGAGCAATTCTCTCGTCTTCATACGCATCGAATGGATGTGTCATTGAGCACCTCCACCAGCCATAGCGGACAAGGCACTATCATTATCAAGATTGGTATCACTGAGCGTTTTAGCACCATCAATAGCGGACTGCGCCATTTGCATCTGAGCCATTTGTTGTTGCTGTGCTTGTCGTTGTTGACGTATGGCTTGTACTTGCTCATTGGTTGCAACGATAGTTGGAGAGACGCCAATAGCAGACGCATAATTATCAATAGCATCATCAGCGTTAAGCTTATCGAGAGCTTCTGGCTTAACTCTTGCCAGATTGCCAACAAAGCCAGCAAAGCGTTCGATACTGCCAACGCCAATCGATTTTTGTGCCTGAGCCATTACAGAAATGTACTCAACCTTTAGATCCATTCCCTGCATTTCATCAGGCGCAACGGGAAGTAAATTTTTGTTTACCAAGATTGAGAAAGTACGATTAATCAGCTTGTCGAGTAACTCAGAATCAAGGCGTTGCAGAACGGGCCCTAATTGCAATAGCTTCTCTTCACGCATCTCAACAACGGCTTCAATCGGCATAGAGCGCGTATTCACCATTTGCATCATGCGGAATAAATCGACAAAGTAAGCAGTATCAATCAGTTGACGGGTATCTTGAACATCTTCAAGTAGTGCTTTCAATGCTACGGGTTGAACATCAAAAATCGTTTGAATTTTATTAGTGGGATTTGCTTCATCAAGATAGTTAATGCCTCCGGGTATGGTATTTACTCGTTGGTTTTTTAATGATGCAGGTACTTGTAAAGGTGGATTGGTCAGCTTATCAATCATCTGCGCTTTACGTTTTTGCATTAATTGAAGTGCTTTAGTGCCACCTAACGCCATCATGCCCGGGCATGATGAGCCGTAAACGTCCTCACCATTCACTTCCCAGCGTGGCGCCATAATAGGAAGTTCATCATAGCCAGATTCACGTAACACTTTCTCGTTATCACCCGCCACTTCAAGATAAACAGATTTAAAAGGCTTATGCTTCGCCTCTAACTTTCCTGTTTGTCGTTCAAGGTTTGGATATACGGCATGAACCACTTCAACCCATTGGCTGTACTGGCTTGAATTCCACATTGATTTAACAGTGTCGCTAACGCTATCAATCCCGAACTCCATTACCAACTGGCGAACGGTCATCGTAAATTTGCGATAGCAAACATCAACGCTCAGGCTTGGACTATTCGCAATGTAATAACTGCCAAGGGGGAAATGAACGGTACGGATAATACGCTGACTGTCTTCAACAACCGCCATTGCTGCAGTGCCAAAGGTACCTAAATCCCCATACATCAACGGTAATGACTGATAGAGGTTAGAACGATTAAACACTTCGTTCATGCGTTGCTCGGTGGTTTCTAACCAAAGTTTTACAGGGCCATAATCCATTAAATCAGGATCAGGTGTCGCTAAACGAAACCAAGGACGAGCAGGACTTGTAATACCCGACATCATGCCACTGGAAAGCACCAATGAAGCTAAAGATGCCGTAGGGTCAATGATCTTACTATTACGGCGATCACCTCGATTAACATCAGACGCAGTAAAGCGCGTACTACGAGGACGAGTGAAATCTGACAATTCACGCCAATGCGGTTCAAATGAGCTACGCTCTGTTTCCAACTGATTAAGTTGTTGCAGTAGCTGTTGTTTCAATGGCGTTGACATAGTCACCCCTTATTGACCAAGTAAGGTTTTACCGCTGGTGGATGCTGAACTTGTCGCACCCTGAGCACCTGTTAGTAACGTAGACTTACGACCAGCGGCTGCACGGCGACGACGCATTTCATCATCACGACTACCCGTTACTGCCGCATCTTGTTCTTGAGGTGCTGCCTGAACAGCAGGAGGAGTTGTAATTTTTGGAGTATTGCCAAATGGATTACACATATCGACACACCTTTATAATTAACCAATATTGCATATTAAATTAATAATACATGTTATTTGACAATATTGAAAATTATAACTACCATTTTGGTTATGCAATGCCACTGCATTTTTTCTCGGTATTGTTACCACGACAGCGTGCCTTACCTTAGGACTGTTTGCCCTCTACTCCAGAGGGCTTTTTTTATGCGAATGGATCGTAATCTGAATTGCTGACATTAACGCCAGAATGAGGTGAGGAGTAATTTCTATCTATTTTGGTGACTGGATAAGCGAATGTCAGTACGAATGCATCACCTTTACCCGGCGAACGACCAAGACGTTTTTTAATTTCTGTTTTATCTTCTAGTACAATCTTGCCATCAATAACACGAACTTTGTATTCAGCACATGATAAATCATCTGCGGTTTCTTGATCGTCAAGTGCACCGCCTATTTTTAACCACGTCTTACTGCTGTTATACATTTCACCGCGTTTGTTTAGCATTTGTGGATCTGTTGATGCACCACCAAACTTAACTAAACGCCATACACGACCCCAACTTGTTCCAATGGAGTGAATACCAGTACCATAGCCAAAGTCGATATGAACAGCGTCAGCCTTGTATTGATCTTCAAAGTCAGCAATACGCTTTGCCATAACAACATCGTCAGTTGTTTTAAAGCCCGTCCACAAGCACTTACTGAATAAACCTTGGCGCAGATAAATGACTGCATCATCAATACCTGAATAGGCGGGGTCAACACCAATGATTACAGGCGCATGAGCAACTTCTGCCTGTGTGACAATACGCTTCATGGCTTCATCCGTTAAGCCTGTTGGAATAAACTGTAGTTCTGATGCTGACGGGAACACACCACGAACACGGACTTTAAAAAAGTCGCTATCTTCGCCGTAGTCCTCTTCCCAGTTTTTAATCTGCTCTTTGTTGCTACCTTCAACGGTACGACTATCAATCTGCTTAGTATTCCAACGATGTTTAAACTTACGAAAGCACTCACGAAAGCGCCCTGTGTTACGGGTTGGGTTACCAAATGCTATCCAAATGATTTCGGTACCTTCATCCGTTAACGCCCCTTCTGCGACTTCCCATACCAGATCGGCAATATTAGATGCTTCATCAAACACCAAGATAATACGCTTACCTTTGTTGTGAAGCCCTGCGAATGCCTCCGTATTGTTCTCTGACCACGGTACCGCATCAGCACGCCAAGCATTAGCGTGATTAGGATCGTTTGAGTAGATAGCCGTCTTAGTACAAGTAAACCAATTATTAGTCAGTGATAATCGTTGCCACTTCGCTATTTCTGGCCACGTTTTAGTACGGAGCTGATTTTCGGTATTAGCAGTGACGACTACCTTACAATCTTCGCAGGTATCCATACCCCACTTGATGATCATTGAAATAAATGCCGATTTACCGATACCGTGACCAGAAGCACGAGCAAGTAATAATGGCTGGTGGCGTGTCTTTGGATTACGCAGATGTTCACCGATTTCATTTAATGCTTCGGCTTGCCACTGACGAGGGCCATTATATTCTTCAAGCTCTCCACCAGCTTCACCCCACGGAAATGCGTAATAGGCATAACCTAATGGATCATGCGTAAATGATGCGATATCTTCAATGAGTTGTTCTTCTGGTGACTTCGGCAAATCTTCTGACATTACTCAACGCTCCCTTGCTGAACACGTTTACGAGCAGATGCCAACTTATCAGCCAATGATACATTTACATCGACCTGTACTCTGTCTCTAAAGGCATTGATATCAACGTGCTTACCAATCAGTTCAAGCACCTTGATTTTATCCAGTAACTTTACTTTTTTAATACGTGTATCACCGTCAATATCGATGATATCGAAAGCAGCAACACTTTTACGCCAAATAGGTGACCATTCAGATATTGGTTTAATATCGCCTTTCTCATTAAGAATATCGGCAATATCTGCATCAAGCATATCAACCAAGCGTTTGAGTACATTGTCAGCACTCATCTTGGTTCGCTTATTGCGCTGTTGCATAAGTTGTGCGATACGCTCTTGAATACGGGGATCAGCCATTAGCTGTGATGCGCGTTTGCAAGCACTGCCAGAAGCATATCCAGCAGAGATTGCAGCATCAGTTTGATTATCGGGGGATTTGATATATTCCTGACAGAAACGTTCCATCTTATCGTTGATAGGCGTCGGCTGTCGTGCAGGTTTCTTTCTTGGTCTTTTGATAGTCATAATCATCACCTCTTTGGTTATTATGGCTACCGAAAAGTTAAACTTCAAATCATATACTAGCCAATTAATTTTGAAATAGCAGGAATATATTGTGCAACAAGACTACATACCGAGGCGCTACCACCTGCAATGGTCATTACACTAGCCAATTTATCCATTATTCCTTTTTGGTCTTTAATTTGTTTCATTTCTTCAATTTGTGGAATAACAGTATCAATAGTATCCACATCCTTACCTTGCTCCTTTAATTGAAGCAGTTCAGATAATAAATTATTAATTAATTCATCAGATTGAAGCTGGATATTTTGGTTAAAATTTTCACTAGCATTAGCAATATTAGCGTTGCCATAAATGTGATTGGTAAAAGTCTGAGTAATCGCCTTCTCATCTTCTTTTGACAATTTAATATCCTCTATATTTTCTATTTTTTTTTCTATTTCCAGTAAAAACTTCAGTATTTTATTCTTTATAGAGTCAATGATACTATAACACCCTGTCCTAGGTAATATTTCATACGCTTTCATACAAAAAAGCCCACTATATAAATTTTTAAATTCACACAATACGGACATGGGCATATCTTTTCTAGGATCAGTATCACCAGAATAATGCAATAAACTTTCCAAATATGAAGCAGGATAGTCCATTTTTCCAGAACAAAAAATATCCTTTAAAAAATCAGGTACAAAATGTTTATCTATTATCATTCCTTGAAATGTCCTCCCATGACCATCAGTAAAATCCCCTTTAATCATAGTGCTTTGTATTCTGTAATCAGGAAGAACATCAGAGTTACCGTACCCTCCAAGCTCTAATTCTGCCCACTTGATAAAAACATCATTATTAATTTTATATGCTAATACTAAGCATTTACGCAAAATATCAGTTATGTTCGATTTTGGATTTAAAATATCGGTTTGTATTTCAGAAAAAAGAGATGACATTTTTATGCTCCTATTTTTTCTATTTATTCTACCTTCAACATCATTTCATGCCAGCCCTTTGTTACCCAACATTTGGCATCACCAGATAAACAACATTGCTGAACGGGTAACTGCTCACCACAGCGCTCACACTTGCGCTTAGATAACTCCTCTGCTTGTCGCTTATACTCCGCATCATCTTTACGGATAAGCACCTGCAAGTACTCAACAACGTCATACGGATCACGACCAGGCATACGCAGAACACAATTACGCTGTAACATATCCAGCTCTTGATTATCCACCAGCAATTCAATCTTCGTTATGCCAAGTTCCTTTTGGCGTTTACGTTGTAGTGCCTTACGTTCAGCAGGTGATTTAGCCATTTAATAGCTCCTCAGGCACATCGACTTCACCACCTAACACCACAGCGACAGTAGCGCGACAAATTGCCTCTTGAGGTGTATCGCCATCGTAGTAATCATCTTGTAAGTAATTACAGATAGCAGACCATGCAATTTGATAATGTCCGAAATCGTTACTCAACATCTCATTGATAAGTTCGATAGCGTAAGTCTCAATAAACTCACCACACTTTAACCAGTCGCTAGATGGGCTATATACACAGTTATTAGCATCAACAATAAACTCTTTATAAATACGAACATCAACGCCAACGGCTTTACCTACCGCCCAATCAAGTGCTAATCCTTTTAGTTTTGAAGTTTTAACTTTCATCATTCACCCTCTGGCATTGGTGGGAGTGGCATCCAGTGAGTTATTGGATAATCATCATCTTCATAAAACTCATCGTTATCGCTGATATAATGGCAGTAAGAACGCGACCAGACCCAACCTTCAAAACTTGAATCTGAACGCATGAACACATGCCATACAAACTTGCCATTCCAAAACCATCCAGCGAACACTGGAGTGTCTATTTCAGGCAATGAATCACTACACTTAACCCAATTAGTTCCCTGCATTAAATGCCTCCTCTTAGCGTTTTCCATTCCATCTAAAAATCCTCTTGCGTGACATGTCACGATTGTTTATTTATCTGAATAGACCAAATTCCCAATTCAGGTTATCCAAGCACTCCCTGTCTTGATTGAGGCAGTAATCCCACTGCTCTTGGTCTTTGTGCTCTCTGACCAGCTGCCAGCACCAGCCGCCATTGTGTTTAACCCGTCTTACTTTCCTGATTTCGACATCATCACAATCAAATATAACGCCACCGCCAGAACCTAAATGAGCGCGCAAAACGTCAAGCTCCACACTGACAACCTGGAACAACTTCGGCATCGGTTTAATGCCATTGTGGAAATCATCTATTTTTGGATATTTCATTGTGTTACATCTCCTACATCATCAATGAGATCGCAGCAATGCACCCGACGCCTCACATAATCATTAATAATCCGGTGTTGATACCTCAGAAAAATCGACGCATAACAGCATGATTTTTAACTCATAACTTATTACCGATATCATTCAACGATTAATTAACTCAGTCACTAACTTAACGAATGGTAATAAGTTCATGATTTTCTGTATTTTCAGGTAACGTTACCCCTATCTTTCCCTGTTCACCCCAAAGCTTTGACGCGCTGATATTCCACACCCTACAATCTTCATCAAAGATGGCGTCCATAACGGCTTTAATCAGGTTATCAACATCAGGTAACGTAAAACGGTTAACTCTCATCTCGTCACAAAAAGCGTGGTACTTAACGACAGCGGATCGTTTCTTCCATGCGTCACGTTGTGTCATACGTGGCTTTGGTACAGGATTGATATAATAAATTTGCTGTTTCATGCGCATACCGCCACCAGCATTGCGTTCATACGGTTATGAATATCAGCAATCTTTCCATGCTGTAATGGCGGTATGCTCTTTCTGACGTAGGTTAGTGAGCCTTTCTGACAGATAACATGCTTATCCGTAGGTTTTGCTGGCTTCTTGGTCATTAGAGAGGCTTCTTTTTTGATATCTAAATCACGTAGACGCTCCATGTAATCAGGCGCTAGCGTGTATACATAACCAATTCCGACTACCGCTTTGCGCTCAACAACCGCACATTCAACCAACTTGATCAACGCATAATTGGTCGTTGAGCGATTTTTCTTACCATCCAGCTCTGAGGCAATCTCGGTTATTTCGTTAACTGATAACGGTTTTTTCTTGTCATGTAATATTTCAACAACAAAATCCTGCATAAATTTCATATACGATAACCCTTAAGAGATTAATCATTATGGTTAATATATCCAATCTGGTTATGTTTTCAAGTATAAAAAAACAGAGTTTTTAATTAAACTCATACCTACTTAAAACGCTCTCAAATCGTCTATACGCTGTTTTCACCACTCAGTCACTCAATCGCATACCTACAACAAATAAAACTCACCAGTGTTTATTACGCTAAGGATTTTGATATCCAATAATCCCTATTCGATTTTTAGTTTACGGAATTACTTAACTAAACGCCGATAGCTTTGCCATGTGAAATTTATCGTTGTTGGATTTCCCATTCTGAGTCGATCTATTACTCGCTCATCCAACACTTTTGATAACTGGGTATAGTTTAGGTTTGTAAGCACCCCAACAGGCTTTTTGTTTGCTAGTCTTCGATCCACCACTTGAAATATAATTAATTCCTCATTGAGGTTTCCACGTTGCACACCCACATCATCAAGCACTAGCAAATCAACATCACACAGATCATCTATCAGTTTTGACTCTGTCGTTTTAGCATCCTTTTGATAGGTTTCACGAACCTTCATCATTATGTCAGGCAGTGTAGCGATCAGAATACTTTTCCCTTTTTGGATAATGTGGTTGCCTATGGCTGACGCTAAATGATTTTTTCCAGTACCAGGATTACCACTGAAAATGAACCCACCAAATGATTTACCAAATTGCTCTGCGTATCTCTTAGCTTTGTACAATGCTCTTTGTTGGTCTTCACATGTAACGTCATAATTATCGAATGAACAATTTTGGTGTAATGGGCTAATACCTGATCTACCCATGATTTTATTTAAACGAGCTACGCGGTTTTCATTTGCGATCCTCATTGAATCAATCTCACCCTGCTCTCGTTGCCATGCCATTAATTCAGCAGAGGTAGTAAATTTGGGTTTAATATGCTCAGGCATTATTCGCTTTAGCCTTGCTAAGGTTGATGATGCAGTCATCAGAAGTCCTCCGGTATAAACTCATCGTTCTTTTGAGGTTGAATGATCCGTTGTGGTGGTGAAACGTTTGGTTTGAATAGTCCTTGCCAGCCATTGGTAATGGTTTTGCTAATTATTTCTTCAGGTGAAAAACCTAACTCATAACACTCAGTGAGTAATTTTATTTGTCCACTGAACGTTTGTTTGGATTTTATCGGATGCTTGATTTCCTTTCGGTACTCAATCCACTTCTCCCAAACTTCAGGATTTAGCCAATCAGGTATTTTTTCTTCCAAGATATTAAAACCTCGCTTTTGTACCGACTTTTTTTTCAAGGGGGGTTTAGGGGGTTTTATATCTTGTTCTTGTTCCTGCTCCTGTTCTTGGCTTCCGAGGGGCTTTGAAGCCCCTTCCAAGCCCCTTTCATTTTTTATCGATGATTCTCTTGCAGAACTTAAATTAAAAGCATCTTTGTATTTATCATAAAACATTGATAAGAACTGATTTTTAGGCTGAGACTCATACTCTCTTTGTATGCCAATACATCGGTTGTCAGAAGACTTTAAAGATGATGCTATTTGATATTTTGCCATTTCTATCACCCAAACAACTTCAGCGCCCTCATCATAGTGGCAAAAACCGGCTTCAATGCACCTTTGAAGCCCCTTCGAAGCCCCTTCAAAGCCTAGCCCTGTTTCGTGCGCCATATAGATAATAGGTAGGTAATACATGCCGATCATATTGGCGTGAGGATTGGTTAATAAGTACATAGAGACAATAAGTGCTTCATGCCCTTTTTCTCTTATTTCCTTACCTGTTTTTCCTATCCAAAATTGTGGGGAAACTTTTCCATAGTCACGCATAAAACACCATTCACTTAGCGCTGTTAATTAATTGCTTTAACACAGAGCGATAGACTGTTGAATTTTCAAAGTTGCATGTAACGCAAACACCGTTACAAACGTAACGTTCAGCAACATGACCGTTCTTGCATTTCTTACCTGTGAAAAATTTTCCAAGCCCTTTTGAAGCAGCTTCTTTTCGACTAATAATCTCCATTTCAGCCTCATTTGATTATGTGTATGTGCAAATGCTATCCGTTATTTTAAAATAGATCAACCTAAAAAGACTTATTGGTTATTGATAAGAAGATAAGGACCACCGAAGTGATCCTTATCTATAAACAGCCTTTGAATTATTATCGAATAAAGAAATTGATTAACTGCTCTCTGGTTGCATCTGCACCAAACTCAATACAGACATCATATAACCTATTGAGTTTTCTTAATGAAGGCTTGCGTTTTGCGTATCTTAGCTGATGCGATAGATACAATTGGCTATACCCAACTTTTAGTGAAAACTCTTCTCTTTGCTTAATCGTTAAGCTATTCCAAAATTTTTTAAAGTCGAAAACTTTCATACATTCACCTAATTGATTAACCTAACCATGATAATAATCAACTTGGTACTTTACCAAAAGGGTTATTTATCTATTTAATACACCATAAGTTAATCAAATTTGTATAAAGAATAGACACCAAAGGACTTGGAAATGAAAAGCATTGCTGAAATTAGAAAAGATAATCTGATTTATATTATTGAGCGTTATTACGAAGGTAAGCAAAAATTACTGGCTGATGCTCTTGGTGTAGCACCAAGCATGATCTCTCGTTACCTATCGCCAAAAGATTTAAAAAGTCACCGTGAACTAACTGACCCAATGTCACGTAAAATTGAATACGTAACAAAAATATCTAAATATTGGATGGATGTAGATCATCTAAAAATCGGTCACGTTGAGTCAGAAAATGAAGAATATATTCCAACAGAAATTGGAAAAATAATTTCAGATAATATTACGACATTCATGCTAAAAGACGGTATCAAATCAAGAGTGAAACTCGCCATTGATTCTGGGTTAGCTCAATCAACCGTAAATCGCATTATCAATTGTGAAGCCAGCGCCACCGCTGAAAGCATTGATGCTATTGCAAAAGCAATGGATCGCCAAGCATACGAACTACTAATTCCTAAAAATAACAAAAGCGATATCAATTACGATAGAAAGTTATATGCTAGATTACCTGCAAGCGAACAATCAGCAATTGAAAATTTTATTGAGTTTATTATCAATAAACACCATCCAAAAGACCTTGAGTCATCAGCTGAATAACGCAAAAAACAACCAAAATGGTTAATTTTATATTTTACATTAATTAACCGTTTTGGTAATTTACATTCCCTTATTTATGCGCCATAGTGATTATACATCAGCAAAATCTGATGTCGGGATTGGTCTCCTGTTTAAACATCTTGTCGCATAACCGCGCCTTGCGGTTTTTTTGTTTGTACAGTCACATTTATTCAATGGTGGGCTGTACGGGGGCATCGAGAGATGCGCCGGTTTATGCGTCATGATGTCCGGTAAGACCAACCTCGTACAGTTCACCACCAAACAGATTGGTCTCTGTGGTGGTGTTTGACCTAACCTAACAAGGTAAACATCATGACAAATTTAGATATTTCTATCTCCCATGTATCTCATTTACCATCGATTATTCATAATAATTCACCTGTAGTTACCACAGAATCGCTTGCTAATTTATACGGAACAGAATCAGATTACATCCGCAAAAATTACAGTCGTAATTCTCAGCGATTTGTTGCAGGGAAACACTTCTTTTTACTTGAAAGTACCGAATTACGGGAGTTTAAACACAGCATGTCTTTAAGACCTTCTGTGAAAATAGCTCGCAATGTTCGCTCCCTCATGTTATGGACAGAACGTGGTGCTGCACGCCATGCGAAAATGCTAGATACAGATCGTGCATGGGATGTATTTGAAATTTTAGAAGATAACTACTTCACTAAACATAAACCTAATACTCGTATTGGTAGCTCATTACCAAACAACGCCTCAACAGAAGAATTACTGGCACTTGTCGATCAGTTACAGCGCACCATCCATGAAGGTGAGTTTATTCCGGCTGGGCAAATTGCTAAAGAATATAGTTTTCCTCGCACTCGCAAAAATCGTATCGAATTACTTGATGATTTTATGCACAACCCAAAGAAAGATGTTTTATACAATCTTCTCACCTACCTAAAAAAAGACGGTCACAACGTTGATGAAGCAGAAAGAACATTACGTTGGGTTCGTGAATCACTATTAGAAATGACTCAAACTATCAAAGATATACAGTTACATAGTCAATATATTGAGCATCGATTAAAAGGATTCTAATGGCTTCTTAGGCACCAGTTCATTCTGGTGCCTTTTTGACCTTACTCACATTTTCATATCCATTTTGGTAAATTATTTATTTTTCATGGTTGACAATGGTTAATTTATGGTTATGATTAAAAACAAAGGTTAACCAATTAGGTTAATGGCTCTTTAACAATATGGATAAAAGAGACTGATTTTTTAATGCGCTCAGACATAACCAATTTGGTGATTAGTCATGATCTTTTATATCAAAGACGGTAAGCATGTATTTACCTTATCTGGCTTAAATGAGTCACAGGCATTTGACAATTTTAAAGCTGGTATTGAGTGGGCTTATGTAAGAAAGCTCGCATTACAAACAGAACAATTGGTAGGTAAACAAAATGTCAGACACTAAGCACTTAAATGTGTTGATTGCAAAAGCCCTTTTACTTAACCAAGATATTACTGATAGTGAACAAGTAGATGCGCTAACAGCTCATATCAATGGTGATATTGAAAAAGAAGAGTTTAAGCAATATGACCACTTTATTAATATCACGCTACTTGCACTTTCATTGGTTCCTAATATCAGTAGTGAACTTAGTGAAGAGCAAATCGTTAACGCTATTATGTCATTTATTGATAACCCTGATATGCGTAGCGTTCGTCATAGAGTTAATCACTTTAACTCATTAATAAATCCAAAAACCACCTCAAATGAGGTAGAAAAAAAGGAAGCACCTCAGGAAGAGGTGATTTTTCATGCCAGCACTGATAACCAAAACGGTCAATACAAGGAGGCGGAAGATATTCCAAAGGAAGAAAATGACCAGCCTGCTTATTTTGAACCTGGTCGTTATCCCGATATTCCTAACGAGGTGTATCACAGTTCAAACGGCATCAGTAGTTCGATGCTAAAAGATGCTCGTATTAGTTTGATGTATTACGAGTTACGCCATGTAACAAAAGTCATTGAGCGTGAAAATAAGCATTGTTTCGACTTAGGTAGTGCATTTCACACGTTAACAATGGAACCTGCAAAGTTTGATGCTGAATTCAGTGTTAAGCCAATTATTCCAGAAGATGCCTTTACAACAACGGAAACAATGAAGTCATGGATTGACGAATACAACAATAAGTTGCCTAAGAAGCTCTCACAAGATGAGTTAAAAGCAATTATTGAAGAACATAATGCCACTCTGACACCGCAACTTTCCACCAGCGGAAAAGCCGAAGAGCTAGGTCAGATATACATGCAGTTGCCCGATGAATTTAAAGCCATTCCAGAGGATGGGAAATTCACAGGTGCAGCAATGAAAGCCTGTATCAAAGCCTATAACGATACTTTGCCAATACCATTGAAAACCTCAGGTAATACAGAAGCATTACTTGAGCAGATAAACAGCGTTAACCCTGAGTTATATTTGGCAGAAACAAATAAACCTGAGCCACTTAGAAAACCCGTCAAAAAAGATGATCTCATGCAGGTCATTAAAGAAGTTAACCCTAATGCTATATTTGAGGATGAAATCATTAGCCAATGGCTTAGTGATGATTCAAAAATTCATGTTCAAACCGTTGACTATGGAATGGCAAATAACATGCGTAACGCTGTTATGAACCACAAAGAAGCATCCAGTTTATTAAATCACCCTAACCGTGTATCAGAAGTGAGTTACTACGGCATTGATGAAGATACTGGTCTTGAAATTCGTGTTCGTCCTGATATCGAAATTCAAACAGAAAATAACCGATTAGGTTTTGACCTCAAATCAGTAGCACTTGGTCGATTTAAACAAGATGCCATTGAAGCCATGATCCGCAGAGAAATCATTAATCGCGATTATCACATCAGTGCAGCTATGTATTGTGATGTGGCAATGCTGGATCAGTTCTTCTGGATATTCGTTAACAAAGACGAGCATTACCACTGGGTCGCTATCGTTGAAGCCTCTCCTGAATTACTTGAACTAGGTCGCGTTGAGTACAAAAAGACACTACGTGATATCCGTGAAGCTATGGATACAGGATATTGGCCAGCGCCTATCACCACTACTCTCACTATCGGTATCACTGACTTTGAGCAGAGAAAGTTAGAAGAACTGCAAAACGAAGTCGCTTAATAAAAATGCGCTTGAACAATCAGGCGCACGCTTGGAGTAAATATTATGTCAGAAGTAGCCACTATCGATCAGAGTAACAACCTAGCAGTATTCAACCCAGATAAGTTAAGTAGCCTAATTGAGTTTTCAAAAATAATGGCTAAAGGGAAAATTACGGTACCCGAACATTTGCGTGGTAATGATTCGGATTGTTTAGCCATTACTATGCAAGCCATGCAATGGGATATGAACCCATTTGTTGTGGCTCAAAAAACCTATACCGTTAATGGTGTTCTTGGGTATGAAGCGCAATTAGTAAACGCCTTAGTATCAAGCTCAACGGCTATTCAAGGTCGCTTTCATTATGAATATAGTGAAGCTGGTTGGGAAAAACTAACCAAAAGCAAAGAAATCACAAAACAACGAAACGGCAAAGACTATTCATTTCGTGTTCGTGATTGGACTGATGCAGATGAGCATGGTTTATGGATACGTGTAGGGGCAATTCTTCGCGGTGAAAGTGAAATTACGTGGGGAGAGAAAATTTACCTATCTAGTGTTGTTACTCGCAATTCCCCTCTATGGTCAACAAACCCAAAACAGCAGTTAGCGTATCTCGCTGTAAAATATTGGGCGCGTCTTTATTGTCCAGAAGTTATTTTGGGTGTGTATACGCCAGAAGAACTTGAAGATCGTCCGATTAAAGACATCACTCCACCAAAAGAACGTGTCAGCATTAATGAAATCACCAATCAGCAACAGCCAATCAATGAAGAACCGGTAAAAGAAGCTCAAGGCGAGTTTGTACCTAAGTTCGATGCGCAAGCCTTTAGATTAGCTATTGATGATGTTCAAACTGTCGAAGATGCTAAAAATATTCGCGCAGAAATTGAGAACTTAAAAAATGAAATGGGGATCAACCTGTTTACTGAATTAAAAAATAAAGCAGTACAGGCATACCACCGTATTGATGCACGTAATGCCCTAGAAGCTTCTATCAACTCACTTCCTGAATCTGGCTCACCAGAAGCCACCGAAGCATTTGAAAAAGTAGACAAGCTACTTAAATCAAGCAAAAGAAAACTTGGTGATGAGTTATATGAGACCTTTTCTATCACGCTTGATGATATGCGCCCTGAATACCAGTGATCCTATTTAAAGCGGAGTGACACAGCTCCGCAAGGAGTTTAAATATGAATATTAAATTACCTATCAAACCTATTCGAATGCCTGATGTTTTAAAAAAAACAGGGCTTTCTCGCTCAACTATTCGCACCTTAGAGAAGAAAGGTGATTTCCCAAAGCGTATGTATTTATCGGTGCGCTGTGTTGCCTGGGAAGCTGAAGAAGTTGATGAGTGGTTGAAAAAACGTTCTCAATCAAGAGAGACACCCAAGTGTTACACCGAACGTAAGCGTAATGAAGCTGGGCAGTTTGTGAGTGATTGCTAGAATAGTATGATAGTGGAATAGTCACATGGATGTGAGTATAATTTCTGCTTTAAATAAGGAGGGTTTATGAAGCGGAATATTGATGATTTCGACGGAATGAAAGATTTTATTATTAGCATTATTACCGTACTTGCTTGGGTACTAATTGGAACAATTGTCATTATTGGTTATTTCACCATAGAAACAAAAGGTGAAGGCATAATACTAAGCTATATATCAACAATATTCACTGCAATTTCATCACTAGGAATCGCAGCCACTATAGGCGTTTATTTTTGGCAAAAAAAAGCAGAGGATAATAAGCAACATGACATTAATAAAAAATTACTCCCATATATAATAAAAAAAAGCGAATCAATTATAAATATAATATCATCTATATATAGGCATATTGGTGAGATAGAAACAAATGCTTCAGTATATATACATAATGATAAATTAGCATTATATTGTCTATCAGAAAATAATGGTAACATTAATGAGGTTATTAATCTAAAATGCAATGAACATGATGATTTTATAAATAATAATAAAATAATGATAGATTATAATATATATTTATTTATCATAGAATATGAGTCATGCTATAGTCGCGCATTAAAAGAAATTTATGAATTTGTAAACATCTGGAATAACTATGATGATTATGTTCTTGAGTATGGAGATGTAGCTAACAGTAAAGAAGATCTAATAAATGAACTTAAATCTGCTCTTGTCTCATATGAAATTCATATAACTAAACAAAGAAATTTATTACAACAAAAAAAACACCTGCACTAGCAGGTTTTTTTATACCTAAAATTCAGAGGATACAATGAAACCAATACTTGATATGTGTTGTGGCTCTCGTATGTTTTATTATGATAAACAAGATGACCGTGTTTTATTTAATGATATTAGAGCTGAAGAACATATTTTATGTGACGGGAGAATTTTAAATATAACACCAGATATTATTTCTGATTTTAAAAATCTTCCATTTCCTAATAATACATTTTATCAGGTGCTATTTGATCCACCTCATTTAATTAGAGTTGGTAAAAATAGCTGGATGTTTAAAAAATACGGTTCGTTAAATAAAGACTCATGGAGAGAAGATTTAAGTGAAGGGTTTAGTGAAGCATTTAGAGTGCTTAAGCCTGGAGGAACATTGCTGTTCAAATGGAATGAAACCCAAATACCCGCTAAACAAATTTTAGCACTAACAGACCAAAAACCAACAGCAGTACAGCGTGTAGGGAAAAATGATAAAACACACTGGATAGCATTTTATAAAGGGAACGAATGAAAAAATACGACCTTATCTATTGTGATCCACCGTGGGATTACAAAAATAAAGTTTCAAACGGTGCTGCTAAAAATCATTATCCAACAACCTCCCTCTTCAATTTAACCCATATCCCTATTCATTCTATTGCATCTGATAACGCAGTTCTTGCCATGTGGTATACAGGTAATTTTGTACTCGAGGCTATTAAATTAGCCGAAGCGTGGGGCTTTAAAGTGCGCACAATGAAAGCTTTTACTTGGGTTAAGTTTAACCATTTAGCGTGGCAACGAATTGATAAGGCGATTCAAAACGGCGAGTTATTTGATTATCACGACCTGTTTGAACTATTAGATGCTGAAACAAAAATGAATGGAGGTAACTACACCAGAGCCAATAGTGAAGATGTTTTAATCGCTACTCGAGGCAATGGATTACAACGCATTAGTGCTAGCGTTAAACAAATCGTATTTAGTTGTTTAGGTGAGCACAGCGAAAAGCCGTGGGAAGTAAAAAACCGTCTTGAACAATTGTACGGTGATGTTAATCGCATTGAGCTATTTGCTCGTGACATGTCACAAGGTTGGGATGCATGGGGTAATCAATGTCCTAACAACAGTATCGAACTTATCAATTCTCATTTTATTTGTAAGGAATAAATATGCCTGATATCGCAGATGATGCTAATGACTTAACGGATCTACAAATCAACACCGCATTAGCAAACAGAGAGCCACCAGCAAAAAGCTTAACGGGATTTTGTATCTGGTGTCGTGAAGAGCCTGTAACAGAGAACAGCGCTTACTGCTCTAAAGAGTGTGGTGATGATCACGCTCAGTACAAAAGGAAAAACGGCTAATGATTATTTTACTCACATTATTAGCTGTGTACTTATGGCTTGCTGGATATCTGTTTTCAGAGTCTAAGCACGAAAGCGACAATATAAAAGATATTGTGGCCAGATTGTTTTACTCCACAATCTGGCCTGTTGTTGGTGTGCTTTACCTGTCGTCACTACTTGCTTATAAAACACTTGGCGAAGAATGACTGAGCGTTAATCTTTCTCTTTTATCCATTCATCCACCATATCAGCCCACTCTTGTAACATCTTCCTGCGCTGTTCAGCATATTCAGCCTTGTTATAAACGGCTCTAACGCCATTTTGAACGTGTGCTAAACATTTCTCTATCCAATCTGAGTTATAACCTGCTTCGTGCAATAGCGTGCTTGCCGTGCGTCGTAAATCGTGAACAGTAACAGGTTCGAACTCAATACCTTTTTCATTGATACGTTTTACGGTCCCATCAATCACGTTATTCAATGCAGCATTAGAAAGTGGCTTTTTAATATCATATCGACCAGGCATTAAGTAATTGCTTCCCATCGCACAAACTTTCATACCGGTTAAGATATCCATTGCCTGGTCAGAGAGATAAATAACATGCTCTTTTCTCCCCTTCATTCTCCCTTTGGGGATCACCCATTGTCTATTTTTAAAGTCTATTTCATCCCATGTAGCGTGAATAAACTCAGACTTTCTGACTAATGTCAGCAAGACAAACTTAACAGCCAATTTTAAGGTTGGATAACAACTATAGTTTTCTAGTTCACGAAATAAGATACCGATTTCTTTCGGTGACATTGCCCTTTCTCGTGCTTGAAAAGTCCCTATGGAAGATGCCTTTATTGCATCTGCTGGGTTACTAATTTCATAACCTCTATCTATAGCGTAAGTAAAAACAGAGCCAACAATCTCACGTACTTGTAATGCGGTCGCTTTTGCGCCCCTATCCTTTATCTTTTCACACAATGCTCTAAGCCGTGGTGTGGTGATCTCTTCTAGCTGAAGCTTGCCGATTACAGGATAGATTTCTTTTTCAATAATTGCTTCTTTCATGGCCCTTGTAGAGTCAGCATATTGGGCATCATTAAGAAAATTGACGGTATAGTCTTTGAATACCGTCCCTATTTTTTTACTCTCAATACCGTCACGTTTCTTTGAAGCTGGCGATATTCCTGCATTTAGTAGCCTTTTTGCTTCAATTAATTCCGCTCTTGCTTCTGCAAGCGTGATACCGTCAGCACTGTATCGACCAAAAGTAACCGTTTCTCTCCTTCCATTAAAACGATAATCATATCTAAATGAAATAACACCACTTTTTGTCACTGCAACGTATAAACCATCTCGATCAGACACTTTATAAAGCTTGTCTTGTGGCTTTAAACTTCTTAGTTTTGTATCGGTCAGCAT